GTTTTATTTGTTTTTTTAATCCTTAAAATTAAGCTTCAATTGCAACTAGACCCTTTACTTTATTATCAAGTATAAAACAGTCATAATAAAATCTACCTAAAAATAAAGTTCCTGAATAATTTTCTGAATCTGTAACTACTCTATATTCAGCTAATTTCACAGGACCAACCGTTGCCGAATTGTGCCCTATTAAACAACCGTAATTTTTAGTTGTAGCTCCACCTACCCCTGTTTTAATTTCCATCCATTTTTTAGTAACTCTTACTATCGGTACTCCGTCAACCATTCCTACTAATCCATTTATTTTTATATTTTGCCCAATATCTGAAGCTTTGATGAAATTGTCATCTTTTTTCAATTTTGTTAAAAATTCAGGTGTAACATAAGCAATCCTGTTTTGAGGTACATCTGCATCATTTAATTTTTCCTGTGCTTCTAAAAATTTGTCGTAAGCATTGTTAGCCGCAAGTCCTGTTACTGTCTGTGATTTTGTATCACAGGTTTTAAAAATTGTTTCAAATCTGTATTTCTCAATCTCAGGAATTACTCTTTCTCTCAATTGTCTTGCCAATACTTCTCCAGCTTTAATTTTTGTCTCGTCTTCGTCCATTTTATCCAAAAGCATTTTAAAAGATCTATCTTTTGTTAATGTCATTTCTTGGATTGAATTTTGTAAAATGTCCGCATTTCCATAACCTGTATTTCTGTTATAGTCCCTATTATCAACCGTATTAATCGAAGTTACTTTTACAGTTTTAGCTCCTACAAAGCTGTAATCATTATTTACTATTTTCTGTGATACTGCTTCACTTGTAAATCTTTCATCAATTTTATCTGCAAATAATTCAGTATAAATCATTGCCATATTCTATCATCTCCTTTAAATTAAAAAGAACTAAAAGCCTTATCGAATGCTTCAAGTCCTATATCCTTTTTATCTTTTTCTCCTTCACTTCCACCATTTAAAGAGTTTGGTGTTCCTCCACTTTGTGCTTTAAGATAACTAGATAAATTCTCAGAAAAAGATTTCACACTATCTTCAATCTCTTCTTGAGTATTTCCGGTAATGCTGCCTAAAAAACTATCAGGGATTTTGTATTTCCCTAATATAGCCTTTTTCATCTCATTAGTTTTCAATGTTGCAAGTTCCGTATTTGAAGTATCAAGTTGTTTTTGAAGTTCAGCAAGGCTCTTATTATACTTCTCTTCTGCAGTAAGATTAGCATTATTGATTCTTGTTTCATAATCTTCAATCGTTTCACCGTGCTTTCTCTCCAATTCTTTTTTCTCACTTTCAAACTTTTTTCTCTCTCTTGCAATCCTTTCTTTAATCATTTCATCTACTTGTTCCTGTGTAAATGTATTTTCTGACATAATTATCCTCCCATTTAAAGTCTGTCGACTATTTTCTATCCAGATGTTTAATGTCCCTCAGTACGACAAATAAAAAAAAAGAGCAGTCGTTAAACTACTCTTTTGATTTTTTCTCACTAAAATACAATTCATACAATTCTCGTACAACAATCAAACCTATCTCTTTTGCAACCTCAGAGCATTTCAATTCTTCAAAAAATTCTCTATCCATTCTCAGATATTCCCCACACCAATATATTTTTTCTTTGTCATCCTTAGCATTAATAGCTTTTTCTTTTTTTTATATTGATTTAGTACTATCCATCTTTCATATATTATCAATATATATCTTCGTTTTCTTCATTTTTCAACTCTTCATTTGAAGTTTCATTAACTGAATCTGAATCCGCATACTCATAAGGTACGGTCGTGCTCCTGCAATTACCGCTCCAACAAATTTTACCGTTTCTTCTAACAAGTAATGTATTATATTTCTTAACCTCTACACAATACACATAATCATTATAAAAAATATCTTTTATTTCCATATTTGATAAATAGCTGTGTATTTGTTTATTCCACGATATTCTCCATAAATTATTATTTATCGTGTAAACTCCATTTCTGAAATGTACTTTTTTCCCTTTTGACTTTTCTAAATGATAAGATGGACGTCCACCAACTTTTAAAATTAGTTCTCCTAAATCTCCAGCTAATTTATTTGATGTTGTAAAAAAATCTATACTATCGTCAAATTGATATTCTTTCCAAATTTTCCCTTTTCTTTTGTGTCCATCTGTTTTGCTATATGCTACTAAAAAAATCCTGATTAATTCAGGACTCAAATTTTTAATATTTTCAGGTATATATTTATTTGTACATTTTCCAAAACTTTTCATTTCTTTACCTAATTCTTTATCATGTAACATCAAACTTTCTTTACACTTGTAAATTTTAAAAGGAAAATCTTTTAATTCTTCATACATCCAACCATTATTGCATTGAGCTATTTTTATATCATAATTTCCTCTATTTTTAGTACAAGAACCATCGGCTAACCAGTATGCCATAAACTTCAAATATGTTTTTATTTCAACCTTTCTACCACCTAATATTTCAAATTCTTTGTTCTCACCTATCCAATTCATACCAGCTAGCATTCTGTTTTTTGATTTTCTGCCTACCGATCTTGCTTCTTTCAATTTCCAGGATTTATTTTTAACAGAATTATCCATATTTTGTATCAATATGTTGTGTTTAGGTGTTATCATCAAGTCAAACCTATGATTTTTGTAACTTATCATTTTTCCTATATATATACGTGAAATATAATTGATAGGTTTTTGCCATTCAGGAATTAAAGTTTCTGTATTAATTGTATAAACCAAGTCTTCGTTTTCCAAATGTTTAAAATATTTCCAACCGTTGTTAGTATAAACTTCAGTCTCAGTGTCATAGCAATTCGGATGCATTGGCGGATAATTTTCTCCTTCCATTGCATTTTCCGTCTTGAACACCTCACCATTAAGACTAGCACAAGTATGACTTGTTCGACTATCCAATACCGCTAAAAACTCATACTTAACAACTCCAGAATCTCTATACCCCATAAGCGTTGCTTGGTTTTGTATATGGGCAGTTTCAGTTCTTACTAGCCTTTCAGCATTTTTATAACTTGTATCAAACTTCTTAGCTATATTTTGCGACATAGTTCTATAGTTAATACCTTTATTCAGCCCAACAATCACTTCATTCTTTATCGCTTTCGCTAAATTATCAATGTTACTCCATATTCTACTTGAATAATTAGCCCCACTCCATTCTTGCTCCAGTGCCATTTTTATTGTACTACTACTAATTACACCTTTTTTAAAATTCAAATCCTCAACAAATGATGTATAGGTATTTTCGTAAACATCAGTCAGTGTATCTGTCACTTTACCTTTTATTTTCTCTCCTGCCTGTATAAGTTCATAGTCAACACCTGCTTTTAAACTGTCCAGTCGACTGATACGGCTTCTATATGCCAAGGTTTCAAGTTCAACTGACATTTTCCTGAACTCAACAGGATTACTTTTTTTCAACTTCTCAATTTCCTCTACATATTTTCCTATATTATATCGCCATTCTTTATACTCAGTACCACGGAGTAATTTATTCGCTTGAATCTTGTCAATACCTAGTTTTGTCACTTCTTGTTGATATTTAGCGTATAATTGGGCTATTTTATTCTCTATTTCTTTTTTACTCTCACTAAGTATTTTTACATATTCTTTGTATGCTTCTGTGCCTTTGTTAAATGATAACTCTTCTCGTGCAAGTTGCCTTTTTTCCCAATATTCTTTATTCTTGTTTTTCATCTATTTTTTCCTGTTCATTTTTTAATCCTTTATATTCCAACGGTTGTTCAATTTGATTTTCTTTTTCGATCTTTTTCAATTCTGCTTCAGTATCTTCAATAAAAGGTAGTAGTGATATTAAACTTTCTTGTGATACAACATTTTGTAAATTTGTTATTACAGTTGAAAGTTCAACCAAATTTTCAGGAGTATTTCTTGTAAATATTTTTTGAATATCTAACGGTTTCAATGATAACCCAAAATAATCAAAAATTAACTCTAGCCTTTCATTTAATGCTTTTTTAAAGTACATTTCTTTTTGTGCAGTTAGTTGTTCAAGTGCTAACAATTTATACCCTAATGCCACGCCCGAACTATTTCCAGCAAAATTTTCATCTTGCATATCAGGAATAAAAGAAAATTTATGAATATCCTGGTTCAGTCTATTTTTATTATTTTGAGAATATGTGTCGTTTATATTTTTTACTAACCAGTTAGCTTCTCCATTTTCTCCTAATAACATCACTTTGTTTTTCTTCAAACTCTCTATATCTTCTTCATCAGTTCCTTGCATATTTGTCAATACTAGGATTGCGTCTGTAAAATCCTTCATATCGTCTAATGAAGTTGATACCGCTTCATTATATCCATCAATCAGTGTTATTACTTTTTCAAAATCCCCAAGTTTCCTTTTATTGTTTATAAATTCAATAATTGGTACTTTGTTAAATCCGTGTAATCTAGTTTCGCCTTGCCCCTGTGGAGTTAGTATAATCCCTTCATAATCCATAACAGAAGTAAATGTATTGACAGTTACAGTTTTATCATCATAAATCTCCAAAATATAATCATACTCATTGTTTTCGTTTTTTTCTTTATTCCACCGAATCGCATATTTAATATTTTTGTCTATCGTATTATCTCTAATAACAAAAACATCTCGAGGATCCAATGTTTTAAAATTTATCGTATTATCTATATTTTTATACCATAACTCATACGACCGCCCAAAAATCGAACAGTTTTCAGCATGCTCATAATTACACTGCTGTTCTTCCTCCGTTGCTAAATATTTTCCAACCATCTCGTACTCATTAGCCAAATTATCTTCCAACAACTTATAATTGATATTTTTCCCAATAAAATAAGCTGTTGCTATCGTAGTTATATAGCCTGGAAAATTGTGGATAAGTTTACTATCTGGTTTCTCCTTCAGCCTATTAGGTTTTTCCAATATTTTATGCCTACCAACATAATAGTCTTCCAGTTTTTGTAGCCGCGCTAAATCATTTACTAAAAAATCCCACAATGCTTTCTCCAATGTTTTTAATTCCATCATCTCACCCCCAATATATTTTTATTAATTGTCTTCATCCGATTATTTCTCATATAATCCTCAAGTGCATATCTCATGGCATCCATTAAATGATTAAAGTCATCTATCGGTTTATTTACTGCTTTTCCAAATTTATCTTTATCCCAAGCATAATTAGATATCTCTGTTAAAAAATTTACACACCTTGGATGGATAAAAATTTTAAAATCCTGAATAAATTGTATTCCAGCATTTATACTATCTTTCCCTTTTTTAGATGCTTTTATCCTTGTCAAACCCAAACTTCTTAAATGTTCTATACTCTTTGGTTCCTCACTGTCGGCAGTTATTATTTCTTTCCTGAACCCGAGTTTTTCTATGCTTCTGTAAATAACTGTATTTTGCATCCGTTTTTGATATATTTCATCAAAAACATAAATTTCTTTTTGTTCCTGGTCCATTATCCCGCAAAAAAAAGCAGCAGGGTCATTCGTATATCCAAAATCTAACCCAAATACTGCTTTTGCTTTTTGCCTTTTATTTAAAATTTCTCTCCAATCAAATTCCAACTCTCTCCAATTTTCATAGACAAGTCCATCAGTTACTCCCCATTCGCCTAAGCCGGCAACTTGATAACGCCTAGGATTATTCTTTTTCATATCTTCAAATAGCTTTTTATCAGATTCATCAAGCCACTCATTACATAGGTAATTAGTTGTAAGAGCTAAAATATTTTTATCTTTTCTATCAAAAAATCTAGCTTTAAGCCAGTGCCTTTCATTCCAAGGATTGAAGCTAATGATTATTTGTTTAAATAATGGTTCTTCAACTATACCTCTTATACTCTCATCTAGCATATTAAACGCTACTTCATCTGTCAACTCATATGCTTCCTCTACCCAACAAAAACATAATTGTCCAACAGAAACTGAAATTGATGTGATTTTTAATGGATCATCAAAACCTCTAAATAAAATCTTTTGCCCTGTTGGTTTATATGTTATTTCAAGTGGACTTTCTTTTAACTCCCAATAGTCTTGAACCTGTAATCTATGTATTGCCCATTTTAAATCTGAATAGCAACTGTCTTTCAAAGTCCTGTACACCTTGCGTACAACAAGAGTATTTGCATTCCTGTATTTCATCATATTGTAGACTATCCACAATGCCGTTGTCTTACTTTTCTTACTTGCTCTTGATCCTTTTACAACCTTGTACCTTCCCTTGAAGTTCCAAAAATCTCTGTATCCTTTTCCAACCAGTTCCGGCAGATTCACTTTTCTACTCTTCAAGTTCACTCTCACCTACAATCATAACAGGCACAACTCCTTCAACTTCAACTTTATCAGTAAACAGTCTATATCGTTTACCAAGTAGTTCTGCTGCTTTTAATCTATCTCTTAAATCTACATTTTTAATTATTTTTTCTGTTGCTGATTTTCCAAATCCTCCCACTACAACTTCTTCAGTTACTTCTCCTCTTAGAGTTGCAGTTAAGAACTCCAGTATCTCTTCAGCTTTAGCTATTCTATTATTTGTATGTTCTTCCATTATTCTTTTTATATATTTAGAAACATTAGTATTTTTTAGTAATTTATCAGCATTTACGCCTGCATACTTTTCTTTATACCCAGCCTTTATTGCGGATTCAGTAGCATTTCCACTAGCTACATAAAACTCACAAAAAGACTTCTGCCTTGCATTTAATTTCAATGCTACCACCTCCTTCTGTAAAAAAAAAGACAGCCTTTAAACTGCCTTATGCTTATATAAAATCAAAGATTCAATAACAAGTACTCAACTCATACTCTTTCATCTTGACATATTATAACATATTAAAAATTATATACAATATCAAAAAAGTATCATTTTTCAATTTAATATATTTTTTATTACATCATCTGAAAATATAACTAATTGCAACTGTCTAATCATTTTATTTTTATATCTCTTTGCAGTTATAACACTTATATCTAATTTTTCAGATATATGCTCAAATGTTAATTCATCAAAATACTTCATCTCTATTATATCATAATACTTGTTATTTCTAATTGTATCTAAAGCCCTTTCAACCATATTAACAACGTTTTCTATTCTTACGATTTCCTCCTTTAATTTTTCAATTCTGTTTTCAACCTTTTCTAATTCGGATAGATAGATCTTGCTAGCCTGCACATTAACCTCTGTTTTCTTTTTCTGAATTGATATTCCCTCTTTCTTCAAATCCTCTATAAGCATATTTTTGGAATCAATAGCACCTTTCAGTAATGCTAATTCAGATAATAATTTTTCTGTCTTTTGAAAAGGGGTTAATTGTTTTTCTGTTTTAATTTCTTTATCATTCTTTATTTTTTCTAATATTTTGTCTGCTATTCTGTCTATATCTTTTTCGTTCATTCCGCTTCCTTTCTTTTTTCTAAAGTCAATAATAAAAAGACCAGCTTTATTTGGTCTTTTTTATTATCCTATAATTTTTTTATATATATCATCTGAAAAACACTCATATGTTTGATCCGGTTTTTCTATTCTTAAAATTTTAAATTTCCCTATTTCACCTATTCTATTGGCTTTTAATAGTCTCTCAAATCGATTACACATTTTTATATCATTTGTTAAAATATCTACTTCCGTTTCATAAGAAAATAAAAAATACGCATCAAATAAATTATTTGTTTTATTTGAGAATGTTCTGTTTTTTAAAACTTTATCTATTAAATTTAATTTTAATACCATTCCATAAGCTAAAGCATCTCTATCCTTTGTATTTTTAGCTTTTAAAATAACTCTTTCGTATTCTTTCTTATACATTTTTTTCAAAAATTCTTTATCGTTTTTCATTCGATCGTATTCTTCTTTTTCTATCTCACTAGAAATTTCGTTAATAAATTCATTTACTCTCTTTTCTTTTTCTCCTTTGCTTTTCAATTCCAGGTAATCATCAACAAATTTTTCGACTTTATTATTAAATATACATAAAAAGTCT